TATTAGAACCTGTCATTCTAATATCAAATAAGTATAACTTAGCGTGTGCTGCGTTTCCAATTATATCTAATCCTCTTGCTCTTGCAGTACCAATAACACTTCCACCACCACCTGTGGCACTATGTAAATTTAATGTTCTAAATGTATCAATATCTGGTAAACCATTTAATCCAGTTAAATTTAGTTTAACAAATGCACCCATTTGAACCTGAGTTGATGCAAAGTTAACATTGTTTGTTGCATCTAATCCTCTTGGTTTATCTACTTCAACATATTGTGTAGAAAAGTGTTCGTTTCTAAATCCTTTTACATAAGCAATTGCCGGTTCAACACCGATTGCTAATTTATCTGCACTTCCACCATTTCCAGATGTAAATAATCCACCATTTCCTGCTCCATCATCTAAATGCTCACGAATATTTAAGATAATTGGATCGACACTATAGTCACCAGATTCTTCAAATGTTCTTCTTGCTAATCTTCTTCCTAATTCTGTTGGACCAGTTTTATCACTTTCATCTATTTGTATTACCCCATCTTCAATTGTAGCTAAAGCAATGTAACTATCAGTTGACCTAGATGCGAGAGATAAAGGTTCTTTAACTAAAGAAGTAGCTATTTTATATCTGTCTGCACCTGGAGCTGCAAAGTTTGGAGTTCCAGTGGCATTATCATTTAAAGTAGTATCTAAAGCTGTTCCTGCTAAGGTTTCTGTAACCGTTAAACCAACAATATAGTTTGGTGTGTTTGAGTATTTGTCTAATATTAAAGAACCTGCTGGAACAAATATAAAATTACCAGCAATAAAGTAAACACCAGATTCAATGTTAATAACTGAACCTTGACCAGTAGGACTATCACTATTTGGTTTTAATTTACCACGTCTAACTAATCCTGATGTTGTATTTGTATCTGAAACAAATTCTTCTGCACCTGTAAATGTTTGTACAGTTTTATTTGCACCACCTGAACCAGTGTATACAATAAAAAGTGTATTAGGATCAGATCCTGCTGAAGCTTCGAATCCAATAACTTTTGCTGTAACTTGATTTCCACTATTTGTGGTACCAGTAATATTAGAACCTACAAATTCTGAAAGATATGTATCTGTTGGTGCTACATCGCCATTTGAATCTGTAAATGTAGATTCTATTTTAATAAAGTCATGTTCTAGGTTTAAACTAACTTTACCATCTACGACTCTTGAACCATCTTTAAAAGCATATCGACCATGGCGATCAATTTGTGCTTGAAGTGCAGTTTGTAGTTGTGTTAATTCTCTTGCTTGTACTGCAACACCTGGTTTAAATAAGATTCTTTGATAACCTTTGGTTTCATCGTAGTCATCAAAGTACGGTGATACATTATAATTTTTTACTTTTGTTGTTGCCATGTTTTCTACCTTCTAATAAATTAGAATTCAATAATTAATTTAATATCTTCAATCTGTGTTGCTGTTCTATTAATAGGTGTTCTATTTTCTAAGAAAAGTATTTTACCAGAATCTTTATTTACTTCTGGATTACCAACTGCACTTGAGCTTTCTAAAGCACCAGAACCGCCTAAACCACCTGTAATGGTTTCGCCGTTAGTAAAAGCTGTATATCCAGTTTTACTATTTTGTGCATAGTAAATATATCCATTTACTGTATCTATATCTACTACAAAAGCTTTTGCACCGGATGTTCCGCCTGTTATTACATCATCTACAGTAAAGTTAGCAACATCTCCTGTTGTAGCAAAATCTAAATATTTCATAGCTTTTAATGTTGCTGCTGTTGATACTGTTGTTGTTCCAAAGTTAGTAGGATCTTTAATAAGTGTAATTTGTCTAAAGTCATTACCAACTGTTAAGTCAGAACCTGCTCCACCTGCACCTGTTAATTGGGTATTAACTCCTATAAAGAATGCTCCTAGTTCAGATATAGGATCTATCCCATGTCCTGCACCAGGAGAAATTGTTGCGTTACCAGCTGCGTTTGAACCACCTCCACCAGTAATTGCAATGTTTGCAAAAGTATATCCTGAACCTTTTGCTGTAATATTAATTGCTGTGACTGAATTACCTACCACGGTTGCAGTTGCAGTTGCACCAGTTCCATCACCAGTAATAGTCACTGTTGGTGTTGAAGTATAACCTGTACCACCTGCGCTAACTTCTGCTCTCTCAATACCTCCCGCGTTCGCGTGGTCACGTGAAGCTTTTTGGTTTAGATATTGTGCGTAATCTCCTTCACTTAAAGCTGCTTCTGCTGCTGAATCGTTATTGAAATCAAGAGAAACAGTCTTAAGCGGCATATATGAATTTGTTAAGAATTTTTCTGAATCAGCTACCTGCATAGTGTACATATATTTCCAAGTATATCCATCTGCTTCTGCAGTTGGTACTGTTAATGTTTGTGTAGGCTGTACTGTAGAACCTGATGGTCCAGCTATAATACATTTGTAAGTTTTAAATTCTGCTGTAAGTATATAGAATTCTTTATCAAATATTGAACCATCGTTTGAATCCCAAGCTACATAACTTCTTCCTGAAGTCCATTGGTATCTTGGAACTACGTGAGATATATCTGTTGCGTTTACCCTTTGCAAAGCCATAAGATTAGCTCTTGCTTCTCCAAGATCGTCTAAGTGATCGTTTGGTGGGAATTCTGTCCCAATACTAGTTGAATCGGTTGTATCTGATATAGAACCTGACCAGACGTCTGATTTACCAATTCCAATATACATGCTATGGTTTGATACGTCTGCTTTAAAGTTCTCTACATTTAAAACCCTAAAATCTGATGTGACTATTGCCGTCATTTTTCATTTCCTCTTATATTACTTCTTCGTGGACAATACTGCCAACGTTATATCTATTTATACTAATTGAACCAACGTTTTGTAGTTGTGTTGATGCAATTTGCTCAATTCTATTGTTATTGTTATAAATTCTTTGTCTATCAAATGGTCCTTTTAAGTTAAAAGACCTATTTTCATCAAGTGTTTCACTATTATCTGGTTTATGATTAAAGTTAATTTTTAATATAGGCTCTAAATCCTTCGCTCTTTGTTCATTATTTACTTTACTCTCGATACGTATTACCGGATTAACTACATAACCACTTCCTATGTTTGTTATATTAGTACCAGTTATTTCCCCATCAGCATTTAAAGTTAAAGTTGCTGTAGCTCTTACGTTTGTAGCTAAAGGTGCACCTGTTAAATCTTGTGCAGTTGGTTCATCTATTACTAGTGTTGGTGCAACATCAAAGTTTTTATCTGCTAATGCACTTATATCTATAGCTGCTAATTTACCTACGTTTGGATTAGCTGCTACTGATGCTGCAATTTGTACGTATCCAGAACCTTGATTTGATATTGTGATATTATCTCCATCTAATTGACCGTTTGATGTAATACCAATTGTTGCTGCTGCGTTTGATCCATCACCATTAATAGTGATTGCTGGTGGACTTGAATATCCAAATCCTGGTTCTATAACTTCTAATTTTGTTAATTTACCGGCTGTTAATGTTGCTGCTAATGTTCCAGTTTGGTGTATTCTAGCATCTAAGGTTGGTAAAAAAGAAGATACAAAAGCTTGTACTAATACTGGAATATCTTCAATACCAATTGCACCAGGTTGTCTGATTGGCATTGCAGAATTTAATTTTCTCGATACCCCTGAAACTGCTGGTAATTGTTTTCTAAAAGCTTGTGTTCCAACATTGACTAAATCTAGTAATATTAATATTTCACCAAAGAATATAAATCCAGCCGGGTGTACTAACTTATCATAAACATCTTTCCAATCAGATACGTTTTTACCAGTCTTAATTAAATAACTAAATTTTTGGAATCTAAAACTATCTTGTAACTTTATTCTGTCAGATAGAAATCCTCTGTTATCTAAGTATCTGTTTTGGCTTGTATCATAATTACCTGAAGAAGGTATAAGAGTTTTGTCGTATGGTCTTTCCACAACAACATCTTCATTAAATAGTAATCTAAAAAATATTTCTATAGAATCTGAATTACCTCTTACTTTATAAAAGTCTAATATTTGTTTATAAAGATTTCTTTTATTAACAGTGACGTTTCTTGGAACTGATGATGCAATTTCTTTTTGCATTAACTCTAAATAATTTAAAGAGTTTTGGTCTATATCTAAAGCACCTTCTATCGAACTCATAACATTCGATGGTCCTGGCCCAACATATTTTTTTACGATTGTTGTAAGTGTACAAGTTAAATTATTAAATGCACTCATTCCAGATACAGTGTATGTTTTACCAGCTTCAGTTTGTAAGTTAGCTAAAGAACCCGGAAGTTCATTACCATTTGAAATTGTAACATTAATATCAGTTAAAGCAAAATTATTTGTTGTTCCATCTAAGTTTTGAATAACTAATGTAGAATTAGCCCCAGTAGGATCCACGAAAAATTCATCGTTATTATTCTCTGGGTCTGGTATTCTAAATTGTGCTTGTCCACCTATTATAACATCTGTAAATGTTTTTGTTTCTTGATAGATAAATTCATCTAAATTTAAAAATGTGTAGTAAGCTTTTAACAAGCTATCCAACATTGGAGCATCTTCTAATATATGTCCTGGAACAAGTTGAGAATACCGGATATCTTCTTTTGTTCTTCCTTTTGAAGAATTAGAAGATTCTATATATCCAGGTGAATTCTTTTCAGTATATCTTGGCATTATGATTTAAATCTAGATGTTGTTGAATAATTAATAGAACCTGTTGAACCACTAACTGCAATCGTGTCTATTTCTGGTGTAATTGTTACTTTTAAATCATTAATACTTAATAACTGATCTCTTTTTGGTGCTAAGTCTAATGAGTTAGGTATTAAAGTTATTTGGATAGAATCAGTAGTATCTGTTTGGAAATTATTTAATTTTACTTTTCCAGCTACAACATCAACCTCTCCAGCATTTGCAATTAAAGTTACATTTTCTCCTGCTACTTTTTTATAAACAATAACTTGTCTTTTTGTAGAACCACTAATTGGTTTATCCCCAAAGAAACAATCTTCATTGTTTATTTTAAAAGATGTAGAATTTAAAACAAATGATGCTGAATCCCCAGATTGAAAGAATGGTGAAGTAAATGTTAAATCAAAATTGTTTAAAGCATTGTTGACTGGGGTAATGTTTTGAAACATACGTGGTCTAACTGTACTGTTTAGAATAGCTGGATCAGAGTTATCTATTTTTCTTAATAGTTCTGAATGTCTAAATACTCCATCAAACTTATTTAAGTTATTAAAATTATAATCTTTAATTGTATCTCTTACAACTGTTTGTAAATCTGTAGAACTTCTATCTGTTAAGTTTGGGTTATATTTAAAGAATACATCTAATTCTAAAAATGTAAAGTTAGGATCTACAATCTCTGGTGTAATCGAAACTACATTTTTACCTTTTAATATTGTACCAGTTATTTCTGCTTTTTCAGCTGTTGTTAATGTATCTGCTAACAAAGGTTTGATTGCAATATAAGCCCTTCCATATTCTGGTGGGTCTTGGTCTTCACCACCCCAAGTTGATATAGAATCAATATTTGCAAAAGATTTTTTAATTATTGCTGCGTAATCATCTGCAGTCACCGCTCTGTTTTGTGAAGTAAATGTTAGTGGTGCATTGAATCGAATCGATTCCGATGTTTCTTCTTCAACACCACCTGCAGATAATGATTTAGTTTGAACTGTAATTGTAGAAAATCCACCGACATTATCTACCATACTAAATCCAGTTGTAGAGCCAACTGCTCCACCTGCTCCATTCGATTCTTTTCCTTTTGTTACAATATAATCTAAGGTGACAATATTATTGTTAACTGGTTTAAACCCTGTCACTCCATCACCAAAATATATTTCAAAGTATTCGTTTGAATTTTGTTGTAAGTAATATGTTTTAGTTTCTTCATTTACTGCAGAAAGACTTTCGAATTGTGTGTAAATATCAAAAGCTGAACTTTCTTCGTTTTCTTGTACACGAACACGCAATGTAGAAGTATCTGCATCGTCATCTGATAGTTGAAACTTTTGGTTTTCTATATCGTTATCAACTCTATATTTTATTTCTCGAAAAGATCCTTCACCTATAGTCACGTTCTCAAATGTAAATTCATTGCTTGAAATTGTTGCTGTGTGATTATCTAAAACCACGTATTGGAACTCTTCACCTCCAATTAAAGTCTTTAATTTTGTTCCTCTTGGTAATGTAAGAGTTGTGGGAATAGTTCCGCTTTCTGCGGAAACGTTTACGACTAAGTCAATAGTTGCTCTTGGAGATAAAATTGATCGAGGTATATAACCTAATAGTTTTGCTCTTGTAACAACATTACCTCTTATTTGTGCTGAATCTAAAAATGCTTCATTTAATGCAAAGTGTGCGTTCATAGCATTGTAATGTGTATTATATGCTAGCACATCTAGTAATACACTCATACCAGAACCATCGAAGTCGTAATCGTTAAACTCTGTTTGTTGTTTTAAAAATGCTTTTAGATTTTCTTTTATATCAGCAAAATCTAGTTCTGTGACTTTTAAATTTGTTGCCATTTTATCTTAACCTTCTTAATACTATTTCGACAGTATCATCATCGTCGAATTCTTTTATTCTAAACTTAACTAAGATTCTATAAGCATTTTGGTCTGCTAAATCTTTTATATCAATATCTTGGACTTCTATTCTTGGTTCATGATTAATTAAAACATTTAATATGTTTTCTCTTAATGCAATTTTTGTTAAAGCGTCTGCTGGTTCAAATAATAAACCTCTTAAGTTTGCACCAAGAAATGGTTGAAAAGGTCTTTCATTTGCATTAGTGACTAATAGATTTTTAACTGCATTCTTTATTGCATTATCATCTTTTAATACATTTAAATCTTTTCTGATTGGATGTATTCCTAATTTAAGGTCTAAATCTCTATGACCTTTTTTACGAGAAACAACTTTCGATTTTGAAAGATCCCCTGAAATACTTTTATCTGATTGTATTAATGTTGAAGCCATGTATCTATTTATACGCTATTACCATTAGTTTGCTACTGATGTTTCTTGAGTTCCTGGTATTGGTGATGAAGAACCACCTGTTCCCGGTACCTCTGTATGTGTATGTGTAGCAAGTGTTGGAGCATTACCAGCATCAGTTGATACATCACCAGTTGAATGAGTAGTTCCATTCACTAATAAATTACCATGAATTGTGGTGTTACCTGTTATATCAACAGTTGTATTTGAAGCATTAACAAAGACTGTTCCGTCTGCTGCAATGTTAATTGTTGTACCTGATTTATGTTGTATGTTTATTCTTTCAGAACCTGAAGTATTATCTAATTCTATTAAATGTCCACTAACAGTTTTTGTAACTTGGTTTGCATTTAAAGAATCTACTTCTAATGGAACATCAGATAGTCCTGCTTTGTTTCCAAATGTTCCAGAAAATCCTAAATTGGTATCTCTTGCTGTTTCTGTGAAAGACATAATACTTCCAAGTATAATCGGATCCTGTGCACTTGGTCCATCACGAAAGAATCCAACCACCCAAGAACCAGATAACAGCTGATGGTTTTGTCCTATACCTTCTACGCTTGGGGAAGTATTTGGCATCATAACTGTAGCAAAAGGTAAATCTGCTGTGCTAACTTCTCCTTTATCATCTGTATGATAACCAAAGCATCTTACTTTAACTCTATTTAATAACTCAGGATCGTTAGTATCTTCTACTACTCCTATAAACCAATCAAATTGGCCGCCTACAAATTGGTCGTCTTGTCTTAACATTAATCTATACCTTTCTCAAGTGAATCTTTTTGTACCTTTAATTGCATTGTATAACTCTCTGGACCAATATCATGCATGATAGATGTAATTAAATAATCTCCACCAAGATATTTATCCAAAGGTACGGTTGGATCGTCTAATGCTTTTAAGTCTGAAGATTTTACTACAATTAGTTTTACCTTCTTTCCAACACTAACATTAAAGTCACCAGCAATTGCAAAGTTGTGTGTCATAAAATTCATAGTACTTAAATGAGATTGTGCTTTCATTAAAGTAATATGGTTTGGTTCGTGATAGTTTTTATGGTTTGGATATGCACTTGTATTTCTGGATATAAAATAATGTTTACCATCTTTCATATCTACTAGCTTTCTATCTCCTACTTCAGTTTTATCACTAAAGGGTTTATTCTTACTAATCTTTTTTGGATTAGCACTATCGTAATTAAAAAAATCTTTTTTATATTCTTTCTTAGCTATATCTAAAGTATGTAAAGTAGAAGCATAAGAACCGTTTGTCATTCCTTCTAATTTAGACATTCCTAAATCCGATCCAAAAGAAATAATTCTTCGAGCTTGTTCATCGTAAGCTTCTTTTTTTCCCATTTCATATTTAAAGAAAGGTATAAATTCATATTCTTTATAGATTTCACCATCAAATAAGTTTTCTAAAGAATTAAATTGAATACCATCTTGTATTGTTTCATAAAAATAATAAGGTGTTCCATTATCATAAGCACTTCTTAATAACCAGTTAATACATTGGATTGGTCTTAATGTAGGATATATTCCTTTAATTACTTCTTGTGTATCGGTATTAATATCAAATTTTCTTATCTGTAAATCTTTTTCACAGATGTCTTTGACCAATTTACCAATCGATCCCTGGAAAGATCTTCTTAATACCTTTGAAGAATTATTATATAAATGGCGAGTCACACATCTTAACTTATAAAATTGTACTCCTGGTTCTTCACGAAGATAGTTATATATTTCTGCTATACGTAGTTCTAATTTAAACTGTTCTTTTGAATCTCTATCTTCACCACCTTCTTGTCTTTGAATTCGAATGGCAATTTTTTCGTGTCCATTTAATTGTGCTAATTCTAAAACATTTGTTGCATCTCGAATTGAAAGTATAACTTCTAAAAAAGGTTTGTTTATATCTTCATAAATTTGTATGTTTTGTAGTAATCCTTTTATATCAACTTCTTCTTCATCATGATGTTTTATTTTTGCCATTACAATATTAAATGCTTCTGGATTAACAGAAACACTTCCAACTTTTTTAGTTTGTCTAGGCATTTAATAAAGTCTCAAATTGGTCTGCGAATTGCTCTATATAAGAAGGAGCAATAACTCGTATTCTAGACCTTTCATCATTAATTTCTTCTACAACTGCACGGTTTGATTTAAAAGTTATATCACTTGTTTCTTCTCCGCCAGTAATATAAGCACCATTTGTAACTACCTTTTCTTCTTTATCACCTTCTAAAAACCAATGATGTGGTGCTTCTGCATATTTGTAAGCTTGATATGAATCCACAAAATCTCCAGATGTAGAACCAGTTATTCTTTCTGTTAAGTTTGTAGGAACGACAGTTGGATCACCAATAAATGCACCTGTGACATTTTGTATGATTAACTGATTTAAATCTAAATCTTTTTTGACTAATGTTCCTGTTGCACCAGATGTTCCACCAGTAATTGTTTCTCCTAACTGAAATTTACCTTTTGTTGTTCCTGGTACACTACCAGCTAAAGAATTTTCATGTGCAACAATTAAACCATCGCTATCTCTTGTAATAACTGGATTTGTTGTAATAGCATAGCCTTCATATTCTCTTTCAATATATGTAAATAAATCTTCTTGTGACATCGGCCATGTTTGTAATCCATCGTGTAAAGCTTCATTTACTACAAAGAATGTCCAATAGAAGTTTTGATTACCATATAACTTCCTAGAAACAATATCTGGTCTTTCGCCATTTCTTACTTCATAATAAACATAAGCTGTTGTATTATCTACAAAATTTTGTAATGGTCGAACACTTCTATAAATGTCCACCATATTATTAATCACCCCCTGGCGATTAAAGTCGTATTCTACTTTTGGAAATTGTTGAAAAAATGCCATGGTTATGTACCTTGAAATGAGCCTGGACGACTATAATCATATTGTGGATCGTCGTCACTACCGCTTTGTTTATATAAATCTGTTCTTGTAAGCATCTTAGCTTCACTAAAACTTAATCCTATATTAATTGCCGTTGGTTGTCCGTTAACAAAGAATGCATTACTATCTGGATTAAATGTTGCTTCTACTCCAGCTAAATAACAATCGTGAATCATTGGCATAAATTTATTTTCTGATTCCCCTTGAAAAAATTGTATTTTAAATTTTGGAGGATATGTTAAAGAGAATCCAGTATCTGTTTTAGGATATAGATATTTTCTAAACCATCCTTCAATACGTCTAGCATCTTCTGCTTCTTCTTTTGATTCTGGAACTAATGTAAATGCAAAAGAGAATTGTCTTAGATTTACACTTTCAAATGCTAAAGCTGTTTGTGGATTAAAAGCAATACCTTGTTTATATGCTGCTAAAGCACCAGTGGATCCACCAGCTCCTATTTCTTCCATACCTTTTAATAGCATAACTTGTTTATCTTTTCCACTAAATACTTGTGAAGCTTTTGTTCCGCTTTCTCTATTTCTTACCATCTCTGCCGCGTTAAGCAAGCCAAGTTCTAATGAATTAAAGTTTGCTCCATCCGATACTTGAAATCCTGGTGGAATATAAAGATGTATTCTTTCCAGTTCTTCATCTGTTTCTTTTGCTTGTGCTCCAGTAAGTGAAAAACATATATGTGGATGACCATTGTCTGCCATTTCACGTAGTGCCCTAGGAAAGGTAATAATCTTTTGCTGTGGTTTTTCTTGTTTATTTATTTCTGCCATTTCTTACCTGTATAAATACTATTAAAATGTTTATAGGTTTATTTATATGAGTTACAAAGGTAAATATAAAATTAAAAAGAAAGAAAAGTACGCGGGCGACGCGAGTGCGGTCGTGTATCGTTCTTTATGGGAAAGACAATGTTTTAGGTGGTGTGAAGACAATCCAAACGTACAATATTGGAATAGTGAAGAGATTGTTATACCTTATAAGTACCAAATTGATAAAAGATTGCATCGTTATTTTGTAGATTTATTAATACAAATGAAGAATGGTGAGACTTATTTAATTGAAATTAAGCCCAAAAAAGAGACAATTCCACCAAAAAAACCGAAAAGAAAGTCCAAAAAATATCTAAATGAGGTATTAACCTACATTAAAAACCAAGATAAATGGGAAGCAGCTTCGGAGTTTGCTGATGCTAAGGGATGGAAATTCCAAGTATGGACAGAGGATACTTTAAAGAATTTAGGTATAAAACTACTAAAGAGTTAGCATAAATAGATATATGGCAAGTTTATTCGACACAATATCGGCTTCAGCATTCCGTGCGGGAATACAAACAAGAACAGACCAAAGTAAAAAATGGTTCCAAAAACAAGTAAGGGAACTTGGTACTGTTAGCCGAGAGAAAGTTTTAAAAGATGATGCACTAGACAAAGTAGGAAGAACTCTTGCTGGAAATATGTATATGTATTTTTACGATCCTAAGTTTAAGGAAACATTACCATATTACGATAGGTTTCCACTAACAATTATGTTAGAACCTGCAAAAGGCGGATTCTATGGATTAAACCTACATTATTTAAATTACAAAACAAGAGCTTTATTTTTAGATGAGCTAATGGCAACAGCACCAGCAAAGATAACAGATAAAAGTAGAATCCGCGCAAGGTATAAATTATTAAAAGGTGTAAGAAAATATAAAGAATTTAAACCTTGTTTTAAACACTATTTAAGTAAACATATAGCTTCTCGTATATCACGTGTACCAATGACAGACTGGGAAATAGCTATATTCTTACCGACAGAACAATTTAAGAAAAAAGGAAAACAAGCAGTTTGGACTGAATCAGCTAAGATTGCTAGGAGAGCTTAATGAGTATAGATAGCATAAAATCAGTTATCGGAAAGAAAGGTGGATTAGCTCCAGCAAATAGATTTCAAGTTATCTTTGCTCCACCTTCAATTTCCTTACTAAATTTAAATCCAGAGAACATAGTTGGTTCAATTATTTCTGGTGGATTTAGTGTACAGAATTTAATAAACGATCCAAGGGATATATCTATTCTTTGTTCAAAAGCTACTATTCCACAGAGAACAATATCTACATTTGATGCAGATATGCAAAGACAACAGAATAAATTTCCACAAACGTTTATTGATGGTGAAGTTAGTATGACTTTTAGATTAACTAACGACTATTATATTAAGAATATGTTTGAGACTTGGATGTCAGGCATATTTGATACAGAATCTTACCGAGTAGGATTTAAAAAAGATTACTCGGTTGATGTGGTGATTCAACAACTAAACCAGAAGAACATTCCGGTTTATGGGGTAAGATTGGAAAAATGTTTTCCAACAGATTTATCCGCTGTTGAATTAGACAATACTGCAGATAATACAATGCAAGAAGTTACAGTGACTTGGGCTTATGACAAATATAAACCAGAAGGTCCAATTAGTTCAACAGCTTCTGCGTTAAGATCAGCTGCAGACTTTTTAACGTAATGAGAGGATAATATTATGGCATTGCCACAAATGAAGACGGCGACTTATTTAATGAAAGTTCCGTCAACTGGTCGAGAAATTGAATTTCGACCTTATACTGTGAAAGAGGAAAAGGTTCTTATGATTGCAATGGAATCGAAAGATCAAAAGCAAACATTTAGAGCTTTAAAAAGCGTAATTAAAGATTGCGTACAAGAAAATATTGACGTTTCTAAATTAACATTATTTGATTTTGAATATATGTTCTTACAACTAAGAGCCAAAAGTGTTGGTGAAGTAGTTGATATAAGTATGAAATGTCAAGCTGATGGATGTGGAGGAGTAACTCCTATCTCGGTAGACTTAGATGAAATAACTGTTTCTAAACTACCGGAATCTAATATAGTAAAATTAGATGATAATATAGGTGTAACATTTAACTTTCCATCCATGGAGATAGCTGAGAAATATCAAGAAGCTGATATGGAAAAGGTATCAAGTGTATTCGATATGATTGTTGATTGCACTGAAACTATATTTGATGAAGAGGAAGTATATGACTGTGAGAATGAAACTAGAGAGAATATAATTAACTTTTATGAAAGTTTAAGCTCTCCGCAATTTGCAAAGGTTTCAGAATTCTTTCAAGCTATACCAACTGTTGAAAAAGATATTGAATATAAATGTCCAAAGTGTGGACATGAGAATAAGGTCGAGTTAAAAGGACTCCAAAGTTTTTTTACCTAGCCCTCTCGCATGATAGCCTTGTAAATCATTTCAAGGTCAATTTTGCGATGATGCAACATCATAACTATAGCTTAACAGAGCTAGAAAATATGATACCGTGGGAGAGGGAGATATATGTAGCCCTCTTGCAGGAGCATATAAAGAAGGAGAACGAAAGACTCGAAGAACAGAAAAGGAAAATGAGACGATGAGTGAAAACGTAGATAATAGAAACGAAGTCGAAATAGATTTAGAGAAGTATGATACTTTAATTAATAATCTATACAAAAAAGAAAAAGAGATTGCTAAGTTAAAAGCAGAAGCTGAAGCACAAAAGAAATCTATTGCTCCTAAAAAGAAAAGAAGGATATTAGATATATTTCTAGATGATAATGATGTAAATGAAAAAGCAATTGTCGGATTTATTTCTTTTTCAATGATGGTTGCATTTGGAATATTTGACTTAGTTACAGCAATGGATGGAACTCCATTAGAAATCTCTGATACAATATACACATCTTTTGTTGTAGTAACATTAGGTTGTTTTGGTATTAGTGAAGCTGGTAAAGCATTCGGAAAATAATAAATGGCAGAAGATAAGAAACCAGAAAAAGAAGCACCGGCGTCAAGACCGCCGAAGTCTACATCTGATAAGATTCTAGAGAAACAAAAAGAAGTTGCTCAAAAACAATTAGATAGACAACAAATTCAGATTAAACTCGCAGAGGGTCAGAAGAAAGTAGACGAAGCTATGAACAGGGGTCAAACGACTCTTGCTAATTCTTTAAGTCGTGCTATTAATGGTGTTAAGTTTGCATTAGAAAGAGATCCTAATAATGCAGACCTTATCGCAGACCGTTTAGAAGAATCCGAAGATATTCTAAGTAATGTAGATAAAGTATTAGAAGCCCAGGAAAAAAGATTACAGAATGACCCGGTTGTTCGTACACTAGAAGACCTAATAGAAGAAAATGCTAGGTCAACAAAATTACTTGAAGCAGATTCTTCCGCACAATTAGATTTACAAAATCAATTAAGAAGTTTAAATGGTGCATTTAGTGGATTGGATGAAGCTGGTAGAGAAAACGCTGCAATGCTACAAATGCAGTTTGAAGAAAGTAGTCAAGCATTAAAAGACGCTATTGAATCTGGTAATATGCAAGCACAAGATCTTGCAATGAAACAGCTAGAACAAATTAAAGCTGGTGCAGAAAGTGAAGAGAACCGAAGAGAAGCACAAAAGCAAAATGAATTAGCTAACTCAAGATTATTCCAGATAGCTGAAGCTACAGAAAAGACAGCAGAAGGAATAGGCGATGCTATTTCGGGCGCGCTCGGAAGTGTGGGAATACTAGCAGGTTTAGCTGGTTTTGCTCTTATGTTCCTTTCCCCGGAAGCTTTCCAAAACATAATGGATAAGATTATCGATAACATCGGTGGTGTAGTTGACTTTATAGGAGGTATTATTTCTGGAGACTTCTCGGCAGCTATGAGTGGATTAGGTGATTCCTGGATGTTAT